TGTTCTTGTCAAATATGTAAGCGTGAGTAATCATCTTTGCAGGTAGTAATTTCTTTACTTCAGATGCTTCGGCATGACCAGCGTCCCCGCACGGATCTAACCAGTAGATTCGATACAGGTAGTATTTTTTGCCTCCAACGAGGACTGATTTATATTTACTTTTCTTCCGTTGTTTTGACATAGACAGATCCTATTGCTGTAGAGAGGTTATTGTTGTGCACCTCGTTAAACACAGTCATGAAGTTATCCCACCTATTTGTCTTCAATAGATTTTTCTGGCGTAACGTCAATGATGTTTTTACCTTCCCCGATTTTTTGTTCGAGTTCTGATAAACGTTTCTCAAGTTGTTCACGAGACATACCCTCCAAAGTGTTATGAGTTATTTCTTTTTTATCAACGTACATACCAGCTAATTGTCCTGATCTAAACTCTGCATTTATAGCTGATGCAAACTGATTTTTGTTAGCAGCATCGTTACCAAACTTTTCAAATCTCTTGTATGATCTAAGTTTGTTGGCATACTTGCCTTGTTCTTGTGCTAATTTCTTTTCAAGATATCTCACAACATGTGGATTTCTGTTTGGGTTTGTTAGTTTGGCAGCGATAGTGTTAGGATCTTTTGCTGTATATCCAGCTTGCCTTGCTGCTTCGGTCTTACTGATAAAACCAAAGTTAGCTACGTAAATGTCTACAAACTTTCTCTGCTTTGCAGTTAGATCTCCAGTTGTTTTAACTATGTTTGACTTGCCTGCCACTTCTTTCGCTCCTGAATTTTATATTGTATCTCTTGTTTTAAAAGATCATCTTTCTCTTTAAGTTTCGCTTTCAAAGAAACTATCTCCTCTTCTAATTTTTTTATTAGCTCACCTTGTACAGTTGCATCTAACCTTTTCACATCTTCATCTGTCATCATTTTGTTTTTTCCTCAAAATTTTTACATGTTTACGCCATGCCCAAGCACTTAATCGACCAGCCCAACCCATGACCCAAAAATAAAATCTGTACATCATTTGACTTGTCCGTACGTTATCCTAATCATTCCTTTTACAGGATCCCATTTCCAATCCTTGATTTCAGACTTACTACAAGCTGCTAAAAGCAATACTAATAAGATATATTTCATCTATTCAAGACAGTATAGAAGTTTACCTACTTTGTCCACTAGAAGAAGATAGTGTCACTAGTGTCAGGTTATGTCAGTAAAAAAAGGTGTTTGTGACATCAAAAAAGCTATATATATCAATACTAATAAGCTAAAAAACAGGTTATTGTCAGGTATGTCAGTATCTTTTTGGGTGTTGAAAAGGGGTCAGGGGGTAAATATATCTTATATAGGATTCAATCTTCCGTCTTTACGTCTTATTTTACCAGAAAAATTACAGTTTATAACGATTTTTTGGGTGTCAGTTGCTATTCTAATCTGCCAACCCTTGTCAGTAGACTCAACCCAATGCTTTTGGTAGCCATCAACAGTCATTTCGGTGACCTGTGGCCGTTGTTCTTTGCTTCTTGTTTTGTTCTCATTCTCATTTACCGATTTTACCCTTTTTACCGCTACGTTCTCCGTACGTTCACTCTTCGTTTCGTTTTTTCGCCATTTTGGGTTTTCTCCACTATCTTGCATTTGGGCAATCATCGCAGCCCACTCTTCAACGGACTCTTGAGTTTCATCAGTTCTTAATTTTCTGCTCACACCATCTCCTTATTAATTGATACCACTTCGTTCGCCACACTTCGTTACGTGTAGATTCCCATAGCTTCGCAGCATTATCAATCTCACGTTGCGTCACCGTTTTAATGGGCAAGTTTCTTTTTAAGTTTACCATATAGGAATTTATAAAAATCTCTTTCTAGACCTTTAGAGGTTAAATATAGTTTTCCGCAATTGATT